TTAGCAATAGTAGGGGCTAAATTTGAGTTAGCTAAACTAGAAAGCTCTACTGCTCTAGCAGTTACTCCGTTAGATTTATCCCAATAAAATATACCAGAGTCGCGAGCATTTATTATAAGGTCTTCACCAAAATTATCATGACTCCATATGCGTAGCGTAGCTCCTGCAACAGATTGACTTGAAGAAGAACCCCAAGTACCACGACTCCATGTTCCTGCACTCCAACCATTACCTGTAAGTGAGGTATCTAAACCTATAGTAGTTTGATATGCTGCGTCAGCACCTGACCCACCATTACCAGTATCACTTGAATTTGCCACAACAGGTGTTGGATTTAATCCTGAAGTTGTGGTTATACTACTAATACTAGAAACGGTACGAGCTACAAACGTGAACGTATTCACAGTAGGTATGGCAACAATCTCATATTCTTGGTTTAATACATCTGCAGTAATCAAACCACCAAGGCTGACAGCCTCTGAAATAGTTACAAAGTCACCAATAGCTGCCCCATGATTATCATCAGTAGCTGTTATAGTAGAAGATCCGTTTGTGGCTGCAAAAACAATTCCATTTGTTGTGGTTGCTCTTATAGGTGTAATATCATTATAAGCACCACCTTCATTAATATAATACTTAAGATGTGTTCCTACACCCAGATATTGACTACCGTCTAGTGCTACCCAAGGATGTAAAGAACGAGCCGTTCCTAAATAGGCATTAATAGATTGTTTAATCCAACCGCCTATTTTTTCGGGAAAACCAAATCTAAACCGAGTTTTATCCATATCAAACCAACCGCCCTCATTGCTATAGGAAGTTGTTTCTCTGTTTATTCCAGGACGAAATTGTAACTTAGTAAGAGGCATCTCAATCCTTTAATTCCGTTGTTTAACTAGCCTCTGCAGAAACTTCTTCAGCGTTCTTTTTAAACGACTCTAGAAGTTCTTTTTGGAAGCTATCTGCTGCTCGTTGAACTTGATCTAAATCAGCTCGTAACTTGTTAGTTTTACCAGACAAGTCTTTTAACTGTGCGATTAGATACTTTTGTTGATTGTTAAGATCAGCTTCAACATAGCCTTTGCCATCAATACTTAATACATTTTCATCAGTCATTTTATTATCCTTGTGTTTCACGCATTGCTTTGTATGCGTTTTTAACATCGTCTGTCCAAGCAGCATTAGCTATTGCTTGCACACTTGCGTGTTCACCCGAAATGTCTGTAGCTGTATGCGTCCAAAAAGCATCGGCTGCTTCTACTGCCTCAACAGCCTCTCTGGTAACATTACCATCGCTGTCTTTTTCTTCAGTTACAGCCTCAACAGCAATTACTGCTGGTGTGTATTCTGAAGCAAATGGAGCAAGAACGTGTCTGTGAAAACTACGACTAAGCTCTGTCTTAGAACCGTCTGCCTCTTCTTCCATGATCTTTGTAGCCTTACGCACTTGTATGTGCCAAGTGCTTACAACTTCTATTTTGTCGTATTCCATTTCTTTTGTTATATCGCCATTTGCCATTTTTATCTCCTATGGTTTGGACTGTCTGTCTGTAGAATCCACTACAGATAATTAAGTTGTTTCGTATGTAGCTGAACCAGTTAAATAAGTGCTACCGCTAATATTTTGAACTTGAAGACTTTGACCTCCTTGAGTTGTTTGCGCCCCTCCTGAAGTGTATTTTATTTCACAAGAAGTGGTATTATTGTTGGGTCTAAGAATTATACTACCGCCATAATCTGCACTGCTTAAAGGACTTATAAAAGATAAAATCTGTGCGTGAGGTTCACCACCTCCTGCACTATCATTATTTACAGTGTAAGGCAGTCCAGTAAGATTTAAGGAATTTGTTGCTGTCATTCCACTGGTGCTGCTTAAAGACATAGCAAAAGAAAAATTAACCACACGACCAATTTTGGTGTATCTGCCAGAAGTTGAACTTGTTCCTGCTGCTGTTCCAGCGAGGGCATCTCTTAGAGCAGGAGTGAAAACACCCTCTTCATAGTCACTTAAAGTCTCACTAGAAACATTTGCACCACCAGCAGCACCAAAGACTACACCGTTTGATAGATAAATGTCTCTGAATTGACCACTTGCAAAACCTAAGTCAACTGTACCATCCGCAGCCGAACCGTTCTTAAATGGTGTAAGACCCGATGCGTCAAACCGAATACCAGAAGCATCGCCTCCGCTTCTTACTAAAATTCTATCTGATTCTATATCAATTTGACCTCTGGAAGTTCCTGCCTCATAAAGCTCTATCATACCCCCTTCCGCTGTTCTGTTTATTTTTAAAGGCATACCTGCACGACTTATACCTACCATTCCATCAGCAAGAAGATTAATTCCTGCTGCGTTGTTGCCAACTACATTCATTTGAGTTGTGCCAATGCCTATCGTATCAGCACTACCGTCAACAAGGAACATATTAACATTGCCGTTAGACTCAATACGGAAGTCTACGTTTGCACTGTTGTCGTTAAATACAACTCCTCCCGCACTATTGATGGTCAGAAGGTCAGTGCTGGAAATGTACATTTTACCAGCATTTTGAACGCCAGAATTAGTTTCCATATTTATGTTGCCAAGTTCATTAGCTCCATTTACAAAACTAATTACGCCTGAGTCCGCACCATTTACAGCAGTTGAACCAATATTTAAACGACCTCTGTTGCCTGTTCCAATGATACCTACATAGGTTCTTGCGGCAGTGCCATCGCTAGTAACGTCACCGTCTAATACATTAAACCCAACAGAACCTGTAGCACCGTTAAGGGAAAAAGCATTAGGTTTTGTGTCAGACTCAATACGGAAGTCTATGTCTTGAGCGTCTTCGTTAAATACCATTGAAGCAGCACTAGCATCAGTATTTACGAATGACTGTATTTCTCTGCCTGTTCCATTTAAATAAGCTGTCCAAGCATACGCTACATCTTCACTCCCTGCTGTAACATCTCGCATTCTAGCTGTAAGATTAAGAAAATCATGTTCATCTCCAGAAGAGTTTTCACTAGTCCAATCTATAGCACCTATTAAATCATCATCTGCTGGTGAAGCTGAATTTCTACGAAGTTTTAATGTAGGTCCTGCATTAGCATCAGCATCAGTAGAGATAAGCGTAAGCTGTGCAGTGTTACCATCGGTTGTGATTGTAGACGCACCAGATGTAAAAGACCCAATATTCAACGAGGCAAAAGCATCTACAACAGCAGCACCACTTCCTGCACCATCTAAATAAACAGCTTTAACATCTCCTGGAGGGATCGTTACATTTGCACCAGAACCTTGGCTTATAATAATGTCTTGAGAACCGCTCGTGCCGTTTTCAATAAAGTGCATTCTAGATAAAGTATTTGGAGCTATTGTAATCGTACAAGTAGAATCTAGTGTACCTGTATATTTAATATACATAGAGCGAGCAGGGTCTGTAGCCCCATCTGCAACGGTAGAAGTATGCGTATCCGCATTAGTCGTTATAGCTTCTGTGCCAAAACTAAAGCCTTCTGCAATTAATTCGAGGTTCGTGTTGGTTGTATCTCCCCACGTTCCTGACTGTTCGCCTGACCCAATTTCTTCTAATCGTAAGTCATTTGTATATACACTTGCCATATTTTATCTCCTTATGCTGCTATATCTATCCAAGAAGGGGTCTGACTTGGTGATATTGCACTAAAATTGGGAGTCTGACTAGGTGTAAGTTGACTCCAGATCGGTTTAATGTTCCCTAAAGATGCAGTCAAACCAAACCCTGTAGCTTCAATAGTAACACTTGATGTTGTATCTATTACAGCACTATTGACCGAAGCAGTAGCACTCACTCCTACATTTGTCTCAAATACATTGCCTAAAGCGGTAGTACCTGACACACCCATTTGTGTTTCAAATACGTTGCCTAAAGCAGTCGTTCCTGCAACGCCAGTAACAGATACATTTGCAACACCAGTAATTGTAGTAGAACCAACACTCCCTGTTGCACTAACTCCTACATTTGTCTCAAATGTATTCCCTAGAGCAGTAGTACCTGCGACTCCTGTAACTGAAACATTTGCATCACCAGTAATAGAAACAGAATCAATCGCACCTGTACCTGCAAGTCCAGTGACCGAAAGGTTTGAATTAGCAATAACTGTAGTTGCACCTACAGAACCAGTAGATCCAGGAAGTGCGACTTCTGAGTTCCACGCACCTTCGTTCCATCCTCTGGTGACACTATTCCACCCATGAAGTGCAACAATAATGTCAGACATTAAGCTATCCTAATTATAGCATTACTCGCATCAGCTGTAGGAAACACTATTGTAAAATCGCCAGAGCTTGCTGCTTTATCTGCACCAAAATCTAACACAGCTACCGCAGGGTCGCCTGTTGCTGTTTCGTTAAATATCAAAGCTCCTCGTACTGCAGAGATGGTTACGTTGCTAAACACCTCATCAGCAAAATCAACAAGTGCAGTTGTGCTACTCGCCACAGGAGTTACAGGGGCTAATGCCTGACCCTTTGCTGAATAGTTTGTCCCACTTATTTCATTGCCTGAAGTATACGCTGTTGTCGCTGCTGTGAACGAAGCACTATTATCATACAATGCGATATTAAAAGTATTACCTGTTGTCGCCGTAAAGTTATGCACTCCTTTTAATAACTCTACTTTAAAAGAGGTACACAGAAAATTTCCCGTGAAAGCCATTACATTCTCCTTATATATTCTGCAAGTTTCGGGTTTCCAGAATCTTTTAGTGCATTGTATACAGTAGTTCTATCACTTTTAATAGCTTGTTTCATATACAACGCAATAATCGTTTCCATTTGTTTGCGATAAGCATGAGCTTGATCACGTATTGCAGGGTGAGCATTGTCAGATATGCCAACTATTTTATCGACACATCTTTTGGCTGTTTCCTCTGGAGTAAACCCCCTGTTGTCTGTAGTTTCAACCGTAACAGAAAAGTTATTAGACATACCTAACGCTTCTGTCAACATTATGTCCTAGCCTTTCTTATAGATCCTGATAAATATTCATCTGTCACTTCTTTAGCTTCGCCTAAGTTTTTAAGTCTTGCAAGAGATTCCGCATAACGAGAGTTATACATATTCATGGTTTCTTGATCACCTTTCATATAAGTATAACACTCAATTAATGCTCCGTAAAGTAGAGCAAGTTCACCATTTTCACTAATCCAAGAAACTGTAGAGTCAGATCCTATACTTGATAACGTGCCTGTTGCTCCGCTAGAACTTCCTGTAATAGTTTCACCAACAGTAAAATCACCACTAGGAATTGTAACACTAAGTGAAGTAGAAGAGGGTACGGAAAGGACATCAGTCGACTCTCCACTTGTGCCTCCTGTTATTGTATCGCTTGTTGTAAAAGTGCCTACCACGCTTGTTAAAGTCAAAATAAATGAACTCGCTGTTAAACTAAGAGGACGATAAAAATAACTCATTTCAACAGCGTAATTACTGTCAGGGGTAGGAGCTACTATAAAATTATCTACATCAAATTGGGCGTAGTATTTAGGGGTTCCTGTAGTTGAAGGGTTAGGGTTATAAGATTGTACAAACTCTAACTCTTTAAAATCTAAAAACTCAAAATTACTATTGTTGGTAACTGATAATGAATTAGGAGCTAAAAAATCTGTAGGACAATTTAAAAACTTATTACTTGCAGTCATAGACCCCGAAGCATTCTTTTGAAAAAGGTTTAACTGTACTGATTTTAATATTCGCTCTTCTGCAAGTCTGATAAAAATTGGCAGATTAGATACAAAGGAAACTTCATCGTTTTGAGTGTAATCTTTTAGAGCTTGTTTTAAAGTTGAATAGGTAAAACTCATGTTGTAACCTCTACTTTCCCTACAGAGCTAATTCCTTGTATCGACGTATTAGTAAAAAGAGGAAATGTGTTTTGACCCACAAGTATTTCAGTAGGTTCTTTTCTATCAGGACGAGGATGCCATAAAGCTTCTGGCTCAAACGGCACAGGACTTGGTTCTAATTGAGGGTGTTTTTGTTCAAAACATTCAGGACATACTCTTAGACCGTTCCATTCTTTTCGTAACGAAACGTAATCATACTGTTGACCGCATCGGTCACATAAAGCTAAAGCGTATTGTCCAGTTGCAAATTTCATCTTATAAACGTGTAATAATCTCTACTAGGGGTTAATGTTAAACTAGCTCGGTCACGATCTTCCGCAGCAGCTCGCTCAAATTCTTCTTCATATACAGCTTTTAACAGTTGTACCCGATTTGGTGCTTTTTTCAAACTGATATAATAAGCTAACCCTGCTGCTAAACAAGGATAAAACCTAAACGGTACATCTACTGTATTTTGTGGATTGTCTGCATCATCAATTCTTACAAGCCTGTCAAAAACAAGAGTGTATGTTGTTGCGTCAGGAGTTCCCCACAGTTTTACAACAGGTGTGATTTGTCTGTCTATGTAAAATTGCGAAGGTCTTGCAGTTGTTCGTTTGCTCGGGATATTTATAAAAGTATCACGACTTATTCTACTTATAGCAATATCTGATTGTGTTGAAGCACCTGCATTTTGTCTTACAACAGCAGACAAAATATCTATGGTGCTTCTCACATTAGTAAAATCAACAGCAGCCGTAACCGTAGTAGTCGCACTGCTTGTGCCACCTGTGATTGTTTCTGTAGCAACAAAAGTTCCAGAAGGTATAGTTATAGCAATAACAGTAGATGATGTAACGCTCGTTATAGAAGCAGTCGCACCACTTGTACCGCCTGTGATTGTTTCGCCCACCGTGAAAGAGCCACTAGCTCCTACGGTCATAGTTAAAATTCCTGCAGGATAATCGGCAATATCTGTAACTAAAGGTAAAGATACCTGCTCAATAGTCCAACGATTTAGCCCCCGATTTGCCCAGTCTGCAAAAAGTAAATTTAAAGAACGTCTTGCTGTTTTTAAATCATATCCCGTAGATACAATTAAACCACAGCGTTCAAACGCTTCTTCAACGTACTCTGCTACATCTGGTTCAAAATCTATTGATCCTGAAACTGCCATTAACTATATGGTCCTTTTATAACTTTACCACCCATTTTCATACCTTTGGGCTTCATCATTTTGCCACCGTTCTTCATGCCTTTAGGCTTCATAGCCTTACCACCATTCTTCATGCCTTTAGGCTTCATAGCCTTACCACCATTCTTCATGCCTTTAGGCTTCTTTTTCATTTTTTTCATGTTCTTCCCCTTTATTTGATTTTGCCCATTATAAATTTCAAAGCTTGTGCAGGTGACAGCCTACCTTCTTGTATAGCGATCAGTCTGTTAGAAATTCCTGCTGCTGTTGCACCAGTCTTTTTACTTTCACCACCTGAAGCCATGCGGACAGGTTTTTTCGTAGCCTTACCACCATTTTTCATATAACCCATTTTGTTGCGGACTTTTTTAGGCAGTTTCGCAAGTCCAGGATTTTTCTTTTTATCAACTGGCTTCATCGTTGTCTCCTTTGTTATACAAATTGTCAAAAACTCTATTCACGTCTAGTGTATAGTCTAAATCGGACTTTGAATAGTGTATATGTTGAGATGGTCTAAAATCAGGAGCACCTTCCCCTGTTCCAAACCACGCAGGGTGAGTTACTCTGACCCTGTTATTAGGTAACGCAACAATATTACCTGTCCATACTCCTGCATCAAGTAACTGTAAAACATGTGATTGTTTATGCTGTGCAGGGTCATCTGCAATTTCACTGTCAGTATAATCTACCGTAAACATATACTTTGCAGGGAAAAACTCGCCATTTATTTTTGCTAACCAAGGACAAGGCGTTGTTCTATCCATAACATACACTGCATGGTTGTGTGAAGAACAATCCCAAGGTTGAGCATCATATGTTTCCATAGGGTGTGACCATTCCTCTAAAGGAACATCGCCTAACAAACCAGTTATAGGCATCCTAGCCCACATAGCACCGCCATGAACAGTATCTTCTGGTTCGCCTTCTGCTTCGTTACCTGTAAATATTACTTGAAAACTTAAACACCTATTTGGAATAGTCGTAACAGCGATAGCCATAGCGTGTAAAAACTCACCATGATATTTCTCGTGGTTATGAGTGTACTCTTTTCTCACCCAACATTTAAAATATGGGATGTTACTTTGTAAGTAACTCATTCGTTAGCTGTAAGGACCTTTGACAACCTTACCCCCGTCTTTTAATTTTTTAGTTTTTTTAGGAAAACCTGCTTGCATATTTGCATAAGCTTTAGGGTCAATAGTAGAATCTTTTTTAGATCTAGAAGTGCCTTTTTTCTTACGTTGGTTAATATTGTAATATAAACCTTTTTTCGCCATCGTTTGCTCCTTCATTTGACCACGAGTAATTGTCATGAAAATATCTTTTCTAAAACAGCAGCACCAACAATCAAAGCAGCTATCCCCCACATACGCATATCTAATTTATCTAGACCTCTTTCGATCTTTGCGTACCTACGGTTGCATTCTTCTTCATGTTTTTCTAATAATGCTAACATCTCTTTCACTGTCATCTTACCACGCTTTGCACGACCAATATCGAGCACTGAATTTATCTTTAGCTGTATCGCAATTATGTCTTGCTCTAAAACTTTTTCTTCTGGCAGGTTGATCTTTTTTAATAGACATATTTTGATCACCAAAACGAACGAGTTTTATCTCGCTACCTTTTTTAGCTAAAACTGCTGATTTCTTTTTAGCACTCGGTGTTCGCTTGGGTTTGTTAAATCCTGCAAAACTTTCACCTCTGTAAACAACTCTACCAGAAGCCGTTCGTTTTACATCTTTAGTAGTAGCCATAACAACTCCTGCGAATTAAACCCTCTATGAGTGGAAAATATTCATCAATGAAACAGTCGCGACTGTGTACGCGAGAGCTAAACCATCTACAAACAAAAGCCCCTCGTCAGGTATGGTATTATCTACCGTAGCATGATCTGTACCAATAGTTTGAGCTTTAAAAACAATAGTTCCACTTTCAGGTGTTCCATTATAAAAATCAACTAACCCTGCTGTTCCTCCAGATACAATAGAAGTACCTACAAGCCGAACTCTGCCACCGCCTCCTGCTGCTTTAGCACACAAATCTCCTGAGCCTACTGTAATGTTTGCCGCATATTGAGCAGAACATTCAACTGCACTAACTGTTAAAAATAATTTAGTTCCTGCAACCGTTGCCGCTGAACCTGTTGAAGTTATAACTTCAGTCATTGCGTTGCCGAAAACATCAGTTCCTGTAATCGTACAGGTTTTCGCATTATCGCCTGTGCCTGTAGTCGTTACGGTTACATTCCTAGCACCGCCACCTAAAAAAGTAGTCTCTGCCATAGTCGCTGAGGTGTTTGGTCTAGCTGCTGTAACTAAACGGTCTGGGTCTGCTGCGTTCTCATCAGTTATAAAAGCGACTTGTACGTCTGATCCTGCCATTTCAATCTCCTATAATAAAGGTGGGACAAAAGCCCCACCATATTAATTACGCAATTTGAACATACTCAATGATGAATGTGAACG